TCTCGGTGGAGCCACCGGTCTCCCACGACTGCCGGGCACGCTCGTAGTCGGTGCCGACATCGGTGCGGGCGTAGGAATTATAGCCCTTGGAGACATCCTTGCCGTAGGTCTCCTGCACCTCGTTGATGGTCAGCAGGAACTCCTCGGCGACCCAGTCGGCACCCAAGAAGTCGCGCAACTGGATGACGTGCGGATCGGGGATGATGGCGGTCGATTTCGGCCACGAGAACACGAGGCCCTCGCGGACCACGATGTCCTGCTCCTTGGCGAGGTCGGCGATGGTCAGGCGCAACTGCTCGGCGGCGGCGCTGTTCTCGTCGACCTCCCCGTCGGCCATGTCGGCCGAGATGCGCTCGACGGTCTGAAGCTGGGCTTGGATGTCGGCGATCCGGCTGTCCATGTCCGGGTCCTTGCCCATGACACGCTGGAATCCGATGCGGCACCAGCCGACGCCCGACGTGGACGCCCGGCGCACCGTCATCTTCATCATTGACTTGAACGATTGCTGCTGCTCGCTGACCTCGTACTCGTAGAGAATCTCCAGCGTGCGGGCGATGCGGTTGAGGATGGTCAACTGCCGCTTGACGTTCTGGCTGTCCTCGATGACCATTTGCGCATGTTGCACCTCATCAGGTGGCGGCATCATGGGTGCTGGCGGCTGTGGCGTCGCCATGGTCGGAGAGCCGTCTGGGCCGGGTGCGCCCGGCGAGCCTCCGGCGGTGTTGCCCGGTCCAGCGACGGGAGCCGGTGCCGTGGGTAGGCTCCCCGGCATCGGCATCCCGTCGAGACCACCGGCACCGGCTCCGGCTCCCGGACCACTCGTGGTCGGTGCCATACCGGGTGCCAGCGATGGGATTCCAGCGTGTTGGGCAAGCGCCATGGTGGCGAGCATCGCCGCCTGCTGGGCCTGCTGGACGGTCGCCTGCGCCTTGGCAAGCTCCTCCATGGTGCCGTCCCAGATGGTGGACAGAATCCGCGGTCTCCGGCGGCAGACGGCTTTCGGGTTCTTGGCGTAGACGGTGGCGACGCGCTTCTGGATGTGTTGCAGCGTGATGTTGGCGACGTAGAGGTCGTTGACCTCGACATCTCCGTAGACCGACAGCTTGGGGTCCTCGTTCCACTGGAGACCAGCAGCGAATTTCTGGTCCTTCTCCATCTGCCGGAACGTCTTGTCCCAGAAGGTCTTGGCCTGCTTGATCATGTCGGTCACGGAATCGACGAGGGCTTTGCGCTTCTCGTCGGGTTCCGGTGTTTCCCGTGAGACAACGTCTCCCTGTGTCTCCGGCGGCACCAGCAGGGGGTGCGGCTCCGGCGGCGGGCCGACATCGAAGGGAGAACCGGGAGGAGGGGTTGCGCCAATGGGTGGGAGAGCCATTGCACCTAGCTTTCTATGTCAGAGGGTTGTCGTCCTTTTTCTTCCAGACTTCAGCCAGCGTGATCGGTCTCGTCTGCCTGACCGGAGGGTTGATGTGCTTGCCGGGCGCGCTCGTCAGCACGCGCGGCGACGACAGCTTCTTGGTCAAGACCAGCGGGTCCTTGCGGTTCGCCAGCAAGGTCCGTTCGTCCGTCTGCGCCTTGCTGTCCGGGGTGTGCCAGCGGCCCATCACCAGCCCGCCCTCTGGGCGTCGTTGAGCTGTCGTTTGCGGTCGGTGCTGTCGGACTGCTTGACCCAAGCGAAGGTTCCCACTGCCGGAGCCGGTTTCTTCGGGCGAGCGATCTTAGGTGCTGTCTGCGCACCCAGCCCGGAGCCGATCCACGCAAGAGCATCGACAAGATCATCTCTGGCTCCGAACGGGAACTGGAGAAGCTCCTGCCGGGCCTCCATCCACCACGGAGCAAACGATGGAAAATAGACCATCCCCATCGCCATTCTCGCCATGATCGATTGGGCGCGAGACTTCTTGTCATGGACCGGCGTGACCTCGCACACGGAGCAGAACGTGGCCCGCTCCATCATGCGCTTGCGCAGGAACGGGCCGATGGATTTCGAGATGTGGCCGCGCTCCGCCCACCAGTAGAGCGGCTTGTACTTGGCCATCAGGTCGATCATGCGCTCGACGACATGGTCCGTCGAGAGGTGCGCCCAGACGATGTCCTCCATGATCCAGAGGTTCTGCTCCTCGTCGACGCCGACGATCACGCAGCACGTTTTGTCGCGATCCTGCGTGGTGGAGACAGCGTGATCGCTGGCTGCGTAGAAGCGAAGCTTGTCGTTCGGCGGGCGCTGGCCACGGCTATAGGTCTTGATCTTGTCGGCAGGAAAGAAGTTGCCCTTCTCCGGCGTCGGAGACCCCTGATACAGCGCTTGGAAGCCGCGCGGATCGGCAGAGCGCATCTCTTCGAGATATTGCACAGGGAAGCGTGCGGGCCACAGCGCTGCGCCCTGCGGTCTGCCCAACGGGTCTCCAACCCCGAGAGACAAAGCTGGCAGGTCGATGATCTTCCATTTCGGACCCTCGGTCGGCGAGTAGTCCGGGTTCTGCGGGTCGGTGAGCCGACCAACGAGGTCGTCCTCGTGCCAGCGCGTCTGGATGATGACGATCCAGCCCACGCTTGAAAGGAGACGGGTCTTGGCGACCTGATTGTACCAAGACCACAGTTTGTTGCGGGTGACGAGCGAGTCTGCTTCGACGCGATCCTTGATCGGGTCGTCGATCAGCAGGCCAATCGATCCGCGCCCGGTGATGGCGGAGCCACGGCCGACGAAAAAGAGCTTTCCGCCGTCCATGGTCTCGACGCGGTCGACGCTCGCGGTGCGCAGCGCCATCTGCGGAAACACCTGCCGGTAGACGCTGTCCTCCATGATCTCGCGGACCTCGCGGCCGAAGTCCCACGACAGCTTGTCGGAATAGGTGGCGAGGATGATGGATTCCTCGGGATGCCGACCCTCGAACCAAGCCGGGAAGAGCCTGCTCGAAAGCTGGCTCTTCCCGTGTCTCGGGGGCACGTTGATGATCAGGCGAGGGATCAGTCCGATCTCAACCTGCTCCAAGGCATAGGCAATGGCCTTGTGGTGAAGCTCGGTGATGAAGGCGCTCTTGGTGACGTCGTCGGGGTTGTCGGCGTCGGGCATCATGAAGCGGGCGAAGGTCAAGAGATCGTCCTTCGCCTCGATAGCGGCTTTCCGCCGCCTCAGCGCGTTGAGATGACGCCGTGTCTCCGGCGGTATGATGATGCGCTGGTTCAACCCGGATCGTCTTCCCCTGCTCCGACGAACTGCCCCTGCTCGGTCATCCGGTCGCGCAGGACATAGGCTTCGAGCGCCCACATCTGCCGGATGGCGTCTTCCTTGGCGAACTTGACGCCAAGGGCGGCGTCGAAGTTTTCGGCGTCGGCGGGCGCGGACTTGCCGACGATGGCGAAGCCGTTGGCCAGCGTGAGCACGGCAATGGTCATGTGCGGGATCGACTGCGGGTGGATGAACTCCTCGTGGGCGATCTTCGCCAGCATGGAATCGAGGGTGACCCGGTTGGGGGTCTTCTGCACCGCTTTCGAGGCGTCGTCGCTCATTCTCAGCGACGACAGATCGGTGCGGGCGTGGCGTTCGGTGTCGGTCTCTACGGGCATCTTAGCTCTCCGTTTTGAGGGTTTCGGTCTCTTAGTCATCGTCCTTCCTAGACGATTTCTTGCCGCTGCGCGCCGCCACCGCCTCGGTGAACTCGAAGTCGAGTGGCCCGGCAACATTCATGTAGGTGTGGACCTCGACGGGGCAGACCGCCGGGACCACGAACAGCGATGGCTTCACTCCCGTCGTCACCTCGGTGTCGGAGACAAAGGTGGTCGGCTCCGGCAGGCCGTTGAACATGATGGTCGAGACGCCTTCGATGAAGCCAGTGCCGATGCAGGAAAGCACGATGTCGGCTGCATCCCCGGCAACCGCGCTGGCGGGAGACAGGCTGTCGAGCGTCGGCGGCGGTGCCTCCTCCTCCGGGACGGGACCGCCCTCGTAGGTGACCCACTCGGAATCTGCCTTGACGATGTCGGCCTGAAGCTGGAGGCCGCGTGCGACGCGGTCCTTGTGCAGGACGTTCTTGTAGGTGTCTGTGAATGCCGTCAGGGCGTCGGCGAAATCCTGCTCGGCGTCTTCGATGCTTTTCGCCTCTGCCTTGTGCTTGGTGTCCTTGGCCACTGGTGCCTCCTTAACCTCTGATGTCGGTGTGTTTCATCACGATGTTCATGCCGCAGTCTGATCTGTCGGTTCGTCGTCCGGCGTAGGGTCCACGGCGTCGGCAGGCTCCTGTTCGATGGGGTCCACTTCCGGCTCGGGGTCCGGCTTGTCCTTGGTCCAGCCGTCGTCGCCGACCAGCAATCCGGCCTGCGCATTGAGGCCGTCGATGACCTTCTGGCGGTCGTACTTGTTGCGGTACTGCGCGATCAGGTTCGACAGCGCGAGTTCAAAATCGATGTACATGCCACCTTCCTCCTCTGGCCAGCCCGACGGGCTGGATTTGACGTCTGCGAGGGTGATCATTGCAGCCTCGGCAGTCCGCCACCCATACCAGCGAGCGCCAGCAGAACATAGATGACGGCGATCACACCGATGATGATCGACACGACCTTGAGCAGCTTGTTCAACGGTTCCGGCACCGGCAACCAGTCCGCGATCCACCAGACCAGCCCCACGACGACGCAAACGATGAGCAGATAGACGAGTTGGTTGATCATGATGCCTCCTATCGGGCGTTGCGACCGCCTTTCGGCGGATCGAAACCACCACCACCACCCGGCTTGCCGGGGTCGTTCAGCAGATCGAAAACGATGGCGGGATGCTCACGCAAAAACTCTTTGAGCCGCTTGCCGTCGAGACCTTCGAGGCGACCTTTCAGCTTCTGAATGTCGATTGGTGGCCTGCCGCCGGGGCGTCCTGAACCGCTGCCGGGCCGACCGGGATCGCCGGGATCGCCGGGGTCGCCGGGATCGCCGGGGTCGCCACCGCCGGGGGTTCCGGTTCCAGCATCAACATCCCCTGTATCACCCGGTCCTGCTTGCCCACCGGACGACGAAACATCCCCAACGCCGCTGCCAGCAGCACCAATACCGCCAGCAGCGCCGACAGCAGCACCAGCAGGTTCCGCATTTGCAGTCTCACCTCTACTATGGCCAACATTTCGCGTCGTCGTGCGGGCGCAGCTACCGTTATCTGCACGCACCTGTAGCAGCACGCGGCACTGATTTTCCGAAAAATCCGGTTTCTCGGCGTGAGCAGCCGTCGACATCAAAATGCCTATCAAAACGATATGCGATCTCATTGGTGCAGGCGGTCCACGATCAGGTTCAGCGCGGCGCAGTAGCTGGCGATCTGCTCTTCCGAAGGCGCGCTGTCGAGGACGACCCCGACAGTCCAGCGATCCGCGCCGCTCGCTGCGTAGGCCGTCGAGACCGACCAGCGCTCCGGCCCGCCGCGCTCGGCGACCACGCGCACGATACAACCGCTTTTCGACGGGACTTCCCGGTACGAACTGAGGAACCTGTCGAGCAACTGCTCGTCGTTCAACGCCCGGTAGACGACATACGCCGGGATCAGCATCAGCAACAGCGCGAAGATCACCAGCAGGTTGGTCCATGACAGTCCCTTGATCGCCGAGATCGCCCCGGCCAGCCAGCCTGCGTTGGGCTGTAGCTCGGCCATTCACGTCACACGATCTCCCCGTTGACGCGAACGCGGACCTCAAACCCGACCGGCACCGACCCGATATTGACATCGACATAGACGACCTCGACACCGGGATCGGGGTCAGGCCCCGGCTGCGCGTTTCCAGCCGGACCCATCCATTTGACGCACGCCTCGGCGCTGCCGTTGAAGGCGTCGAGGTCGACATGTCCGCTGATGCCCTTGACCGTGCCGGTGTCGGTGTACTGCCACAGCGACCATTGCGGCCACGTCGCCGTTGGCCATGTCGGAGTGCCGGTGGTGTACTGGGCGATCCAGAGAGACGTGTTCTTGGCCAGCAGATCGTTGTGGGTGTTGCCGAGTTTCTCCTTGATGACGTGGCCGCTGTAGATCGTGATCTGGAGGTCGGGGCGCTTGTCCATGATCGCCTGCACGCAGGCGCACAGATCGATGATGTTGACGCGGTCGTCCTCGTAGTCGAGCACGACGCGAGACCCCAGCGGCATCACCTTGTCCTGCTCGTCGATGTAGTGGCGCATCTGGTCTTCCATCGAACCGGGCCGCAGGAAATGGTAGGTGGAGACAGCGAGACCGGCGACCAGAGCGTCGGTGGCGCGTCCCATCCAAGTGTCGTCGACGTAGCTCTCGCCCTCGGTGCATTTGAGGATGACGCCGACGATGCCGCTCTTCCTGACCTCGCCCCAGTTGGGCGTCGGCTGGTAGTGCGAGATGTCGATGACGAGCGGGGTCATGTGAAGGTGAACGGCTTCGAGACCGTGGTGATCAGGCCCTTGCGGACGGCGACGTTGTAGACGGTGTTCTGCGGGATCAGCAGGGGCTTGGCGAGGATGGTGATCGATGTCGGGGACACGAAGGTGCTGGCGTAGAGAGCGCCATTCACCAAGACCTCGCACGCGGCTGAGAAATTCGTTCCGGTCAGGGTCACCGTGAGGTCGGCAGCGCCAGCGGCCGCGCTGACGGGCGAGATCGAGGCCAGCGTCGGGATGTTGGTGGTGTTGGTCTTCATCCACTCGGCGGCGGTCTCGGCATTGATGAAGTGGTAGCTCTTGGCGTCGTCGCCAAGGGCGTAAATCTTGAGGTCGCCACGCCTCCGATAGCTCACGAACTGCATGTCTGATGTCTCCTTCACGCGGCTGCTGCCGCCTCCAGTGCCGTTACCTTCGCAGACAGTTCCTTGACCGCGTTGATCAGGGCGTAGGTGAGGTTGGTGATGTCGATGTTGCGCACGTCGTCGTGCTCGACGCCGTCGATGAAGCCGGTCGTGATGTTGACCAGTTCCGGCATCACCGCCTCGGCCTCTTGAGCTATGAGACCGACGATCTCGGTGCCGTCGAGCGCCATCTGGTAGTGGGTGCTTTCGGGGTACGGCGCGGCCTTTGCGCTGGCGTGGGTCGGCTCGTCGTCCTCGGGGTCGAGGTCCATCGTGCCGGGGGCTTCGACGGTGTCGTTGCCCTTGTAGGTGTAGACCCTCGGCTGCAACGCGACGATCTCGGCGAGGCCCATCGTGTAGTCGGCCTTGACGGTCTTGATGCGCTCGTCGGAGATCGCCACCCACGATCCGGCGGTCGACTTGGCGGCGGTCGGCCCGGTGCATGTGATGTTTCCCGCCGCCGAATAGACGAACTGGTTGGACGTGATGCTGGTGCTGCTGGGGCGGAGGCAAACGCTGCCGCCAGTCCCGCACAGGTAAGCGTTGCTGCTCCCAGCCAGTGCGGCAAACATACCGACTTGCGCGTAAACGATGCCCTCCGGGACATAGAAATCCCCGGCGCTGGCGACGTAAGCCTGCCCGGTGGCGCTGCCGCTGCCGTTGGGGCGCAGGTAGCAGTTGCCGCCATTACCCGCGAGGACGAGCGAACCCCCGCCGGACGGGTTCTGGACGATGCCGTTGGTGACACTGATGCCCCCGCTGGAGGTGATGGCGGCACCAGCGATGTTGCCGGTGGCGATGATGGTGCCACTGGTCGAGAAGCTGCCTGCCGTGACGTTGCCGGAGGTCGAGAAGCCGCCGACGGCAGTCAGGATGTCGGTGACCTTGTCGTAGGTCAGCCCGGCGTCTCCGGCGAACACGGTGCCGCCGTCGTTGAACTGCACTTGCGTGGCGAGGCCACCCGGCACCGCGCCCGGCACGGCGGCAACGACAGCCTTGACGTAGGCCGTGGTGGCGATGCTGGTGTCGTTGTCGGACGTGGCTGGCGTCGGCGCTCGCGGGTCGCCCGTGAAGACTGGGCTGGCGATGTCGGCCTTCCCAGTGAGAGGCGCGACGGCGTTGGCCACGAAGGCCGTGGTGGCAATCGAGGTGTCGCTGTCCCCCGGTGCCGCCGTCGGCGCTTTCGGGTCGCCCGTGAACGTCGGGGAATTGGTGGGAGCCAAAGTCGCCGCCATCTGCCCGACGGCGGTTCCGACGAACTGCGTGGTGGCAAGCTGGGTGGTGTAGTTTCCGTCGGCAGCCGTCGGCGCTCGCGGCACGCCCGTGAGGGTCTGGCTGTCGATGTTGGCCTTGAGGAGGTTGATGGTGTTCTGGGCGGTCGAGATGGGCTTGTTGGCGTCAGAGGTGTTGTCGACGTTGCCCAGACCGACGCTCGCCTTGTCGTGGGTCTGCCAGCTTTTGTCTCCACGCCAGTACTGGGCGGTGGTCCCGGCGGCAATCGTGGGTTCTTTCCCGGAGAGATCGACCGCAGTGGCAAGGCTGTCCCACTGGGCGGCGCTGAAGGCTCCTGCGGGGACGGCACCCTTCGCACGGTAGAGAATGCCCCCTTGGACGACGAAGTTGCCCAGCACGTAGTCGGTCGCGGCCGAGAAGTAGCGTACGGCGACGAGATCGACCGGGTTCTTCCCGGCATCGATCAGTCCGAACTGCAAATCCGCGAAGTTGAAGAACGCCTCTCCGGGTTCCCGCGAACCAGCAGCCGGGCGCTGCAACTTGACGCTCGAACGAAGCGCCTGAACCCTCATCACCATGGCTATCTAGCCCTTTCCTAATAGACCCCGCAGTCGATGAAGCCCGGAGACCACGCATATGCGGGTCCGGGACCGGCAATCGGCACCTGTCCCTCGGCAGTGCCACTGGGGACGGGCGCAATGGGCGTCCAAGACGCGTCTTTCCGGCCATATTGCTTGCCGTCGATGGGCGCTTCCGGCACTCCCGGCACCACGATGCCGGAACCCGAACCGTCGGGGCACAACCACGTAATAAACGTCTTGGAATCGGCGCTCGGGGCGACCGTGAAGGTGATCTGGCTCCCAAGGGCCATGTAATCGGCCGTCGGCTGCTGGATGACGCCGTCCAGAGACACGATCAGTTCCTCGGCCTTGGTCAGGGTGACCGTCGGGGCGGAGGCGTCGGCGGCTTCGAGGGCGAAGGTGACCTTGACGCCGTCTTTCCCGGCAAGCGGCTTCAAAATCCACGTCGTCACCTGACCGGGGCCAAGGGCGTTGGGCGCAACAAGAACGTCGATGCCGACGAGGTCTCCGGCGGCCAAGGGCGTGGTGAAGACGATGGTCGAGGTGCTGGCATTGACCGTGTAGGAACCGCCGGGGTAACCGGCCTTGGTCTCCATCCTCTTCAGGCT